TTGAGCGAGCTTGGGGCTATAGGTATCTCGGTTGGAGCGAAGATCTTGGCGGCTTAAACATTGAGTTTGAGAACCATCTTGAGGTCTTAGTCCGTAAATTAAAGCCTGGTGTTGATGATTCAGAATCTGTTAAGCAGCTTCGCTATCGTTTGATTCGTCGTGGATTTCTTAAGGTTTCTAAACCGTTGAGTTTAAACCGACCTGGAAACAAATACACTAAGTCTGTTGAAGAAGCTGTTAAGAAGTGGCAGAAGAAAAAGGGTTACAAAGAGACTGGTGTGTTTAACAATAAGCAAGCCAAAGAATTCTTTGAGCCTAATCCTCGAGTCAAAGTCATTCCGGAATAGAGGTCAAAATGGAAGATAATATTGACAATCCACATCAGACTTCTCGTGGTGAAGAGTTTTTAGAACACTTTGGTGTTAAAGGTATGCGCTGGGGTGTTAGGCGTGAATCTACTACTCCATCAACTAAAGCTCCAGAAAAACCGAAAACACCAACGCCTGTTGTTGTCTCTCAACAAAAAGGAACGTCAAAGTTAAAAACTTCTGGTGGAACTCGACAACCAGCCTCTGATGAGGCTGTTAGAGCCGCCGCGCTTTCTCAAAAATTAAGAAAGAGTGGAGTCAATTCTTTAAGTAATCGGGAAATGCAAGACTTAGTATCGCGTTTAAATTTAGAGCAGCAAATGAATCGGCTTACGCCAGTTGATACTAAAACTAGATTAAAAAGGAACGCTACCCAAATTTTAACTAAAGCCGGAACTCAAGCACTTCAACAAGCAGCTAATCAAGGAGCTCAATTTCTTATGAAACAAGCTCTTGAAAATTTAAAGAAGAGATAAGTTTACATAATAGAAAGAAGGCATAGATGACTCTTTCTAATAAGGCAGTGCCCATCTATTATGGCGAGTTTAGAGATGCTGTTCTTCGTGGTGAAATTCCTGTAAATCGGGAAATCTCTATGGAGATGAATCGCATTGATGCTTTGATTGAAAACCCAAAGTTTTATTACGATGACCAAGCTGTTAATGGGTTCATTCGTTATTGCGAGAATGAACTAACTTTAACAGATGGTGGCGATTTATCTCTATTACCATCGTTCAAACTTTGGGCTGAACAGATTTTTGGTTGGTATTACTTTGTTGAAAGAAGTGTTTATCAGCCGTCTGAAGGTGATCGTGGTGGCCACTATGTTACTAAAGTTATCAAGAAACGTTTGACTACTAAACAATACTTAATTGTAGCTCGTGGCGCAGCTAAGTCTATGTATGCTTCATGTATTCAAAGCTATTACATTAATGTTGATACTACAACTACTCATCAGATTACTACTGCACCAACGATGAAACAGGCAGATGAGGTGGTTTCCCCTATTCGTACATCTATTGTTCGCGCTAGAGGTCCTCTGTTTAAGTTCTTAACGGAAGGATCTTTACAGAACACAACTGGTAATCGTATGAATAGGGTGAAACTCGCCTCAACTAAAAAAGGCATTGAGAACTTTCTTACAGGTTCTTTGCTTGAAGTTAGACCTATGTCTATTAATAAACTTCAAGGTTTACGTCCTAAAGTTTCTACAGTTGATGAATGGTTGTCTGGTGACATTCGAGAAGACATTGTTGGTGCTGTTGAACAAGGAGCTTCTAAGTTAGAAGACTATTTGATTGTTGCTATCAGTTCAGAGGGAACTGTTCGAAATGGTAGCGGTGATACAATCAAAATGGAACTCGCTAGTATTCTTAAAGGGGAATACTATGCTCCGCATGTTTCTATCTGGCATTACAAACTTGACGATGTTACGGAAGTAGCACAACCTGAAATGTGGCCTAAAGCAAATCCTAACATTGGGCTTACCGTTTCTTATGAAACATATCAGCTAGACGTTGAGAGAGCTGAAAAAGCTCCTGCTTCTAGAAATGACATTCTTGCTAAACGCTTTGGAATTCCGATGGAAGGTTATACATACTTCTTTACTTATGAAGAAACACTTCCTCATCGACCAACTGAGTTTTGGGAAATGCCTTGTTCTCTTGGTGCTGACTTATCGCAAGGTGATGACTTCTGTGCATTTACGTTCCTATTTCCACTCTCAAACGGCTCTTTTGGTGTAAAGACACGAAGTTATATTTCATCATTGACTCTTATGAAACTTCCTGCAGCGATGCGTTTAAAGTATGAGCAGTTTATTAAAGAAGGAAGTCTGCATGTTCTAGAAGGAACAGTTTTGGATATGATGGAGGTTTACGATGACCTTGACCGATTTATTGAAGATTCTTCTTATGATGTTCGCACCCTTGGGTTTGACCCTTATAACGCTAAGGAGTTTATCACGCGTTGGGAGCAAGATAATGGACCTTACGGAATTGAAAAAGTAATTCAAGGTGCTCGCACTGAGTCGGTTCCTCTTGGTGAGTTAAAAATCTTTAGCGAAGAGCGAATGCTTATATTTGATCAAGAACTAATGTCATTTGCCATGGGTAATGCTATCACACTTGAAGATACTAACGGTAACCGAAAGCTTCTTAAGAAGCGGCAAGACGAAAAGATTGATAATGTTGCAGCACTAATGGATGCTTATGTTGCATATAAAGCAAATAAGGAGGCTTTCGAATGACACAACCAACACGGGAAGAAGCATTAGCTCATTTTGGTGTTAAGGGAATGAGATGGGGCGTTCGAAATCAGACTTTACCGTCAACTATTTCAACGAATACTTCTACGAAAAAACCGATCTCAAAACCACATACATCATTTAAACCAACAAAAAAACAATTAGTTATTGCTGCTGCTGGAGCAACTTTTGTCGGATCGCTTTTCTTAACTAATAAAGCTTATAATATTCATGATCGGAACCAGTATGCAAGAGCTATGCAATTATATTGGTTTGAGCGTGGGGTTTTAGATTAATATTTTTATATAAAGCAAATAAGGAGGCTTTTGAATGACTCAACCTACACGTGAAGAAGCTTTAGCTCATTTTGGCGTTAAGGGAATGCGCTGGGGTGTTCGAAATGAACCAGGAGCTGGTGGTAGAGTTGGCGCTAATGCGAAAACAAGAACTACAACTGGTGGCTCTAAAATGTCTAAAATGGATGTTTTGTTAGCTGAAGGTCGTGGCGAAATGGTAGTTTCTAAATTATCATCATGGGCTCCGTCTCTTGCTACCACTGGGGCTGGTCTTCCTGTTTCCCTTGCTGTCTGGGGAGCTTCAAAAGTTACTTTTAATACTCTTGACGGTGGCACAGCAAGAGTTTTAGTTAATCGTGGAAATCGATTTCTACATGGAGAAAAACTTTCGTATAAAAGAGATTCGTCTTTAGCTAAAAAGAATATGTCATCTGATGATATTATGAAAAAAGTTGTTCCTGGAGTGAATCCTGATTATCCAAAAATTGGAACAAATACAAATTGTCGTCGATGCACTATGACCTATGAAATGCGACGCCGTGGTTATGATGTTAAAGCTACAAAAACAATAGACGCTACAGGTCAAGCAGGAACCAGTCTTAAGAAAGCGGTAGGCGTTAAAGCTAATTACCGAACTTTAGGGGAAAATAATATTCTTAAAAGCGCACATCCAATTAAAGATAAATTTATTAGAGATAAAAATTTGACAACTAAAACAGCACCCGATGCTATATTTAAAGCACTTAAAGATCAACCCGAGCGAAGTCGTGGTGAAATTGGGATGATGTGGGAAATGGGTGGCGGTCATAGCATTGCTTATGAAATAATTAAAGGTAAACCCGTTTTATTTGACACTCAGTCTGGTAAACAATTTACAAATTCTTCACAGTTTGCTTCATATTATAAAACAAAAGCAAATCAAGTATCATATACTAGATTAGATAATAAAAAAGTAAACAAAGATTGGGTTGAAAGGTGGATTAAGAATAATGATTGATTTTAAAACCGCAGAGATGCTAATCCATAAAACATATCCTGATTATACAGTTGAAAAAAAACTTGATTACAATAATTGGTTTATATTTTTGTTGACACCATCCGATCCAAATGAATTCTCAACTTATTTTAGGGTAGATAAAAAGTCTGGAATTATTCAAGACTTTCAACCTTGGGATCTCCCAGACCCACAAGATTTTGAGAATGCTTTTCTTGCTTAGAAGGGAGGTACCAAATGGTCGATTTTGGTGCTCGACTAAAACACGCATGGAATGCTTTCGCAAACCCTGAAGAACACACCAGCTGGGACTTAGGTACTAGTTATAGTGTTCGTCCCGATCGAATTCGTAGTTATGTTTCTAATGAGCGGTCTATTATTACCGCTATTTATAACCGAATTAGTGTTGATGCTGCTTCAATTGCTATCAGACACGTTCGTCTTGATAATAACAATCGGTTTCTTGAAGAAATTGATAGTGGTTTAAATGCTTGTTTTTCATTAGAAGCTAACATTGATCAAGCGGCACGTGCTTTTCGTCAAGATATTTTCATGACGGTTCTTGAAAAAGGCGTTGCTGCAGTTGTTCCAGTAGATACCACTTTTAATCCAACCGTTACTGGTAGCTATGATATTAAAACAATGCGTGTTGGCGAGATTATTCAATGGTATCCAAAACACGTTAGAGTCAATGTTTACAACGATCAAATTTCTTTAATTGAATAGCAAGTTTATTTCTAGCTAATGTAATTTGACGCTCTTCTTGAGCTAAAGAAACTGGATCGGCAGCTCGTTTCCGTTTAAGCTCTTTTAATTGTTTTTCTCTAAGATCGAGTTCAGTTTTTTGAGCATCTAAATCTAATTTTGAAGACTCAAGATCTAATTTTCGATTTTCTAAAGCAAATCTTTTTGCCTCTAATGCTTCTGCCGCTTGTTTCCGACTTGCTGCTTCTTTTTGAAGACGAAGTCGTTCTTGGGCCTCAACTAAACTAGTTTGCGACGCTTTAGCTAAAAGATCATTACTTACTTTTTTCTGTTCTACTGTTTTTGCAGGAATAGAACTGACAGCTTGATTTAATAATGCTTTTCGCCTCAGGTCTCTGATCGAAGGTGTTTTTTGACGACCTTTTTTACGACCCTTTAATTTTTTAGTACGTTCATAATACTCATGTCTTTTTACAGGGTCATATTTTCTCTTATTCCCTTGGTGAAATAACGCATTTAAAGACTCATGTTCACCCATTTTCATCAACACCTAAATCAGTAAACACTTGATCTAAAGCTGAATCCATTTCATCAAAAGCATCTTGCATCATCGAATCTTGTGTCGGCTCTTCTTCAGAGACACCCAAATCTTTGAATACCTGATCTAAAGCTGAATCCATTTCATCAAAAGCATCATCCATTAACGAAGAATCAGTAGACTCTGGTGTCACTTGATCGCTAGGTTGTGGCATATTACTATTTACTAACTGATCCGCTTTAGGATCTCCAGCAGGTTTGAATCCAACAATCTGCCTAATTTCATTTGAAGTAAGAATCTCATTTCGAGTAAACTTATCCGCAATTTCGGCAATGTTATTGATGGGCACTAACCGGAACGGTTCCCTAAAGAATTCAATAGATTGTTTCTGAGATAATGCTGTCTTTGTAAGAAATGAACGTTTAATTGATTCAGTAACAGAAGTAAGAATTGGTTCGATAGTTCGATTAATATAATTCAGCATCGCCTTTTCGTCAGCAGTGCCATTCATAATTTCAGGAGTAAGACCTAATTGACCAAATAACAAACCAGTAAGATACTCAACTTGTGTCATTAAATTATTCTCAGCAGGACGGTTTAATTGAGT